ATATTTTCCCAACTACCACTACGAGTGGTCTTGCCGCTGCCTCGCATGTCGCTGGCCTTGCCGCGAATGACCAGGGTATCAGGCGGGCCGGAAACCTCGATGTCATCGACCGTGTAGCGGCCCTGGCGGGTCAGTGCTTTGCTGTCGTACCCCAAGTAGATCTGTATCGCTGCCCCTTTTTTGGGGAGGGACACGGCGCCGTCGCGGTCATCAATGCGCAACTCGAACTCGTCCGACTCCATGCCGGGCTTATCCAATGTACGCAGCAGCAAAAGGCGGTCATTGATCAGGGCAGTGATGTCTGCCCCATCAGCCACAATTCGAAAGATGGGTTTCATGGATACTCTCCGAGGTTCAATCCCACAACTGCACCTGCTCGCCCAAAGGCTCAGGGAGATCTGGGAAGGTGATCAGCAGCCCCGTACGCAAAGGCTGCGGCTCATCCGCCAACAATCGATTGGCCGCGAGCACCGCCTCGACCGTGCCATTGAGGTGCCCGTAATGCTGGTAGCACAACGTATCCAGCAGGTCGCCGTCAGACGCTCTGCATATCATCGCCATAACGTGTGAACTCCAAACTAAAGGTTTGCTTACGCGGGATCCCGCCAGCCAGCAAAGCGCCCTGCTCCTCCTCCAGGCTGCGCAAGCACCAGGTGCCAAGGACTACACCGTAGCCCGTGGTCAGGTTCAACGGCAGCAGTTGGGCACCAATGGAACGCAGGGTGTCCAACTGCTTGAGGCCGCCCTTGAATGTGGGAAAAATCGCCCCCTTAAGGCTGAGTTTCTCCTCCCCCATCCCAACGGCTTGCTGCGCCGGCCGACGACTAAGGCGCTCTTGCGAGGCCCAGCGGAATTCCGTCTGTCGGCGCAGTTCGTCGAAGGCCGCCGTATCCAGGTTGAAGTAGAACGGCTGGGCATTGGTTTGCAGCGGTTGCAGGATCAGCAGGTGCGGGAACGGTTTGACCGCCTCCGCCAAGGGCGTGGCATTCGGCGCCAGGGCGCTGGTGGGTAAGATGTTCGCCAGGCTCGGACTGACCTTGCCGGCGATCTGGTTGATTGCCGTGCTGGCTCGAGCGGCTTGTTCCTTCAAAGTGCCCAGGCGTTCATCAATGGCCGATATCGCACGGGTCGTTTTGCTGTAGGTCGACAAGACCGCGCCGACCTTGGACTGCGCCGCATCGATCCCGCGCATCACCCGCTGCAACTTTTCGCCAACGGCCGGCGGCACACCAGGAATGCTGGACAGCTCATCAGCCGCGCCGGTAATTTCGCCAATGGCGCCGTTCACCGGGCCGATCATGCCGTCGATGCTATGCCGGCCCGCCTCCCCGGCCTGGACCAGGGATTTGAAGCCGGATTGCAGTTGCTCCATATAAGCCATGGCTATTCCTTAAACGTGAGGGGCATCGAACAGATTGCGCCGCGCCTGCTCCCGGCTGAACTCCTCGAACAGCTGACGCATGTACGGCATCATTTCCTGCGCCAGTTGCCGTGGATCCTTGACGTCGCCCTGCACGGTCACCGGCATGGTTGGAGCGAACGTCCAGGCCTGCTCGACGCGAGCCGGGTCCGGTTTTGCTGCTGCGCCGGCACTGAGCAATGCGGGCACTGCCGCTGCAGGGGGAGCCGTCACTAGCGAGCGAGCGACATCTCCCATAAGTGGGCCGGAGTTAGGAGTCGGCGCCAATTGCGCGAGTCGGGAGATACCCGGCCCGCTTGGTTTCGGCAGCAGCAACGGCGAAGGCTGAGCCAAGCGTTCTATCGGCGTATCAGGCCCACCAAACGCAGCCTTGCCCACAGCACTGCCTAGTTCACCGCCGCCCCAACTCCCGAGGAATCCGCCGATCAGTCCGCCAACCACCGTGCCGATCACCGGGACCACCGAACCAATCGCGGCCCCAGCTGCAGCACCGGCCAGTGTGCCAGCCAAGGTACCGGCGGCGTTGCCGTAGCCATCGGCTTTTTCGTCGCGGGTCTCGGCGTTCTGATAAGTGTCCGCAGCAATCAATCCAGCCTCGATCAGCGCCATGGGTGCGCCGACCTTGGCGAACCCAAGACCCTTACCCATCATGGCATTTGGCGCGAATCGACTGGCGACGGCTCCGACCGGGGTTGCGGGTACCGGGCCAGGGATAGGACCTCGACCACCGCGACCACGCTTACCCTTGCCACGGCGACGCTTCCCATCGCCGACATCAACTCCGCCCGTGCCGCTGGATGGGTTGGTGACGAACACCCGCTGGATCACATTGGGGTTGCCCATCAGCGAGCCACGCCCTACGTTGAGCAGACCTTTACCGATCTTGATCGCATTGATCGCAGCACCGAGGCTGATAACACCAGCCGCCAGCACCGTAGCCCCGCTGATCACGGTCGGAAACTTCCCTGCCAACTCCCCAAGCCAATACGCCACTTTCGCCAGACCGTCTGCCGCAATGTCCGTCAGCGGCCGCACCGCATCACCGATACGCGTCATCGATGATTCAATGCCGGCAGTCGCGGAGGCCCACTTCCGGTTGGACGTTTCTCGCGCTTTCGCCGCGTCTGCCTCGATCTTGGCCTTGCCATCCGTGTCCTTGATGGTCGACATATCCGCTTTGATTTTGTCGCCATATTTGATCTGCGCGAGCAGACCCGCACTGGCGCTTTGATCGCTGACGATGTTCGCCAACCCGGCAGCTTCGGTCAGGGCGATCATGGCCTGCTCCTCTTCGGCACTGCCATCCGCCGAGGCCTTGATCTTGGCCTTGAGCACCTCGATTTTCTTGGCCTTGGCCGGGTCCTGCTTTCTGATCAACTGCTCGCTGAGCATGATGAAAGCATCAACCGGGTTGGCTGCCTTGCCGCTTTTGGTCGCGGCGAGGATCGAGCCGGCCAGGTCGTATCCTTCCTTGGCAAACCGTTCCTGGCTGGTACTGCTGATCACGGCGTTGAGCAAGTTGTCCATATTGGTGGCCGCTGCCGCCGCGTCCTGGGTTTGCGAGAACTGCGACTGCAGGCTTGCACCGAGGAAGCGCACGGCTTCAGGGCCTTCCATGCCTAGGCGCTTGATGTTGCCGAGCATGGACGGCAGATACCGCGCCATGTCCTTGGGACCGAATGCGCCAATGTCGCCTGCCGCTGCAACCTGGCCCAACATCGCCGCCATATCCCCCTGCTTGACCCCGGCCTCTTTGAAGGAGTTGATCAGGGTCGCGATGGTTTCAGGCTCCATGCCCTGGCCGTCGATCAGGTCGGCGATCTGCCCCGCATAGGCGGTGGCCACATCCCAATCCACGCCCTTTTCGATCAAGGCGCCGACCGACTTCGCCAGCAGTTGCTGGCTCATGCCCTTCTCCGCCGCGACCTTGCTGATGCTCGCTGCCAGTTCGGCCTCATCGTCGGTACCGGCGGTGTGGGCCCACAACGACATCTGGCGGATCTGCGCCTGGTAATCGCCGGAGACCTTGGTCGGAATCGCCAGCGATGCCGTCAATGCCGCAGCTTTGCCGAGGGAGTTCTTCATCCCCTCTTTGCCTTGCTGGATCTGTGTATGGCCCAGCGCCTTGAGTTCCGCGCCACGCGCTACCTGGCCGAGGGCTTGGTATTCCTTGCGCAGTTTGCCAACTTCAATACCTTGCTCTTTCAGGGTTTTGAGGTTGCCTTCCAGCTTTCGCAGCAGGCCGTCAGCTGACGCGGCGCCGGTGTCGTGGGCCTTTTTCCATTCGTCCCGCAGGCGGATAGTGTCGCCGATGGTGCTCTGCAGCACGCGGGCCTTGGTGCCGGTTTCGCCGAGTTTCTTGATACGGCCTTCAACGTCCTTGAAGGCGGCGCCGACTGTGGAGCTGACGGCGCCGCCGATGACCAGGCCGAGCGCCAGGTTGTTTGCCATGGGATTACTCCGGGCAGGGATGCGGGGCTCAGTCCGTGAGCCACCAGATCATCGTGGAAAAGGGCATGGTCTCGATTTCGCTGGCCGCGAAGGAGAACTCCGCAGCCAGGCGTTTCGCGGCCCGCTTCTGCAGGGAGGCGTTAAATCCCGTCATCCTGCACCAGGCGAAAGTAGGCGGCTTGTAGCCGCTGGTAGTCCGTCAGCTTGAGCCCCTCCAGATCCTTGATGTCGGTTTCAGTAAGGTTGGCCAGGAGGATGGTCTCGCGTTGTTCGTCATCGCCATTAGAGGCGGACGCTGCAGCGCGCACGTCGCGAACCGTGGGTGCGCGCAGAATCAGGCGGTCTACCTTCACCTCTTTGATCTCGCAGGGTTTGGACAACGTCACCACCGCCCGCTCAAGATCAACGGCCAACCAGCCAGGTGTTTCATCCTTCCTCTCAGGAATACCGCTGTCCTGAAGTATGCGGGAATAGGCCGACTGCACCCGTCCGTAGTCAACCAACGTGAGACCATCAATGTCCTTGGTGCCCGCATTAGTCAGCGAGGCGAACAAGGTCACTTCACGCAATACCGCGTCATCGCCGCCTATCGCGTCCGAGGCGCGTACTTCCCGCAAAGTCGGTGCGCGTAGGCTCAACTGCTCGAGCCTCTCGCCGTTGATATCGGCTGGACGAGTGAGGACGACCGTTGCACTATCGGAGGTGACCGTGAGCCAGGATGGAAGTTGTTTCAGCTTTTTCATGAGATACCTTTCCGTTACAGACCCAGGTCGCGACGGACGCTGGCAAGTTGATCGACACCGTTGATGACCCGGACGCAGTTGACCGGATCGATCTCGTACATCAGCCGACCGGCGACTTCGAGCTTGTAATAGCTGACCGCCACGGCGTACTTGAACTCGCCGGCTTCACCGGCTTTCCAGTCGCCTGGATCAATCTCTTTGAGCATGCCGCGAAGGGTGGCAACCACCGCAGTGGTCGCGCCTCTCTGACCTTTAAAGGAGCCACGGAACACCGCGTTGAATGCGGTCTGATCAGCAAGGCCGTAAAACTTCATGGCCTCAGGGCGTACGCCCTTGCCGGCGAAACTGGCCTCCAGTTTCTCCATGCCCTGATCCATCTCGACCGGGGCATCCATGCCCCCGGCGCGATGCTCTTCGGTTTTCAGGGTCATTTTGGGAAGGGTCACGCTGGTGATATCCCCGGCAAAGCTGACGCCATCAATATGGGCGTTCATGTTGTAGAGCGTTTGCGGAACCATCGGCGACTCTCCTTTATGCGTTGGTATCGAGAACTTCGGTCAGCCACTGGTTGGTGACCTCGACCCGGAAGTTGGGGTTTTCTGCAGGCGGTACATCGGTGAAGCGGATGTTCCAGTAGACCTTCCCCTGCTCCAACTGGCTTGCCGTGTTCAGTACGGGGTCAGCGAACACCTCAAAGTTGATCACCGCCCCCTGGTTTTTCAGGTCACGCATGAACGCCGCGAGGCCTTCGGTCACGTCGCTGACGTAGGTCTTGGTGATCGAGCGGTCAACCGCCCATTTGTGGCCGTACAGGATCGCGTCCATCACGATGTCCATGGTCCGAACACGGGTTACGAACGCCCACTTCGAATCGCTGGAACAGGTGCGGTTGCCCCACAGGCGGTAGCCGTCATCACGGATGATGGTGGTGATCTGCGCGTTGTTGAGCAGGTTCGCCCGGCAGGTTTCGTCCCCATCCAGGAACTCAATTGGTCGGCCCGTACCGGTGACGCCGACGAACTCTTTATTCGACGGCGAGGCCCAGAAGCCGTACTCCGAATCGGTCCAGGCGAAGAGCCCGGC